TTTGAATCTTTTTCAGCTAATCCACAACAACCTAATGAAGGACTATGTCCCAATATAGAAGAAGAATTTTCTAATATCACATCGGCAACATAAGGAGTTTTACAATGTGCGGAAGGGCGTTTAGTAATTACGCCTTCACATATATCGTTTATTTGAAATAATAAGTTTTCCATTTTATTTATAATTAAAATAAAATAGAAATAATAAATTCAATTTTATTTAAAACAATATATATATATGGGAAAAAATGAAAAATTTCAAATTATAGGTTTATTAGCGGCAGGAATAAATTTAATTTCCTTTTATTCTTTAGTATTTCATAACTTTCAAATTCAAGATCCAACAAGTTTATCATGGACATGGTTATTTTTGGGAATAGGAGTTCAAATATTATGGATGATTTATGGATTTGCAAATGAAATATTACCATCAATGATTTTAGCACCATTAATTTTATTAGGGTATTTAGGTTTATTATATTTAAAAGTAAAACTAGAAACAGATATATTTTAAGATATAATTATTTAAATTTTCTTTTCGTTTTTTTTAATTTAAATGATTTTTTTATTCTTTTATTTTTTGATTTTTTAATTTTTTTAGATTTTTTCTTTCTTTTTCCGCCCTTTAATGCTTTTGGGTAGTAAATAGAAGTTTTTGGTATTTTACCAATTATAGAGTTATACTCAGCTTGAACCTTTTGTATGTCTAATGGAGTATAATCTGTTTCAATAAGAAGATTATTTAAATTTTCTAAATCGGATAATTTAATATTGTAATTGTCCTTTGCCCCAACAATTTGGGCTGCTTTAAATATTTCATGTATAGAATGATTATAAGGAGTCATAAATACAATAGAAGCTAATATTATTACATTTAAATTAATATTATTAAAAAATCTTGCTAATAAAATATATATCATAGTATGACCTGATAGATTACTCACAAAATATTTATTATATCTTTTTTGTAAATTTAACGAAAAACTTAATGGTTCTATTGGTTTCATATAACAAATAGGAGGAGTCCATGGAGGTCGTTCGTATAATTTATCTACTAATGGATCCACTCCTTTAGAAATTAAATATTTTTTTTCTCGAGGTGAAAGTTGTGGGAAAATAGGAAAATATTGAAAGACTTCAGTCATACAATTAATATTTATTGTTTGTTTTTCATAACTAGTAGACATTTGCTTAATATAGTTTTGTGAAGGTAATTTTTGAACATCTTGATAAGGCACTCCATAAATAAGGGCATGCCACAACCAACAAATAGTAATGGGTGAGGAATATTTATTTGTTGCTGGATTAAGAAATTCATCTTGCATCATCTTATATAAAGGTTTACATCCGCTTCTTTGGATTAATTGTTCCCCATTTAAATTATTATAACACTTATTTACTTCATGTATATCAAATCCTAAAATACTTTCTATTAAAACAATAGTTTTTTCAATATGATTTGTGTTTAATATTGGATATTTTTGCTGAAATTCATTGATATTATTATTTTGCTTATAAGATTGATATTCTATAATAATAGAAAACATAAAACATGAGGATTGAGGTCGTTGAAAATTTTTAATAATTGACATTAATTCTCTAATATTTAGATTTGGAATAAAATTTTGCTTTAATTCTAATAAATTTTTAACTGGTTCTAAATTAGGAGAACCTTTTGATTTAATCCATGGTGATCCTAATTGTCCACCTTCATTCATTATATCAAAAAAAAATATTTTCTTAATTTCAGTAAATATTTCATCTTCATTCCATCCTATCACAGTATATTTTGCTTCCACTAAGCTTATTTGATCAATAATTAACTTAATAATTTCTGCTTTAATTCCTGTCATATTCTGGGATTTATAAAGAGTTATTGCAATAGCATAATTATAAGCTACTGAAGAGGTATCCATATCTAATATATAAATAGATTTTATATATTAAATTAACAAAAATTAGATAAAGCATTTATGATATTTTTACGCCTTGGAAATAAAAACATAGCTACTGAAAATCCTACAAAATAACCAGCTAAAATTTGTATTAAATTATGACATCCTTTCATATATCTTCCTATAGCCACTAATACAACAGGAATATTATATAAGATAATATTATTCATATTCATTTTACCATGTTTAAGCAATAAATAAATCATCACAAAACTAATGGAACACATATGTCCTGATGGAAAACCAGATTTTTCATCTACTAATCCACCAGTATTAAATAAACCACAATTTCTTGCTCCATCTGGTCGTTTAAATATATAGGATGGTTGTAAATTTGTAGTTAATTTTTTTAATATAACTTGAATATAAATTGCAATCATAAATCCCATAATAGCCACAATATCTAATGTAAATATTATATATATATTAACAAATAATACCAACAATGAAAATAAATCATATATAGATTTAACTTGTATCATATATAATATATAATGAAAAATATATTATTAATTATCTTTTTATTGATTTTAATAATCATAAATTTAATAATAAATAATAGTATAAATAATAATATGCAAGCTGTAGCTGTATTTCAAGGAAAATTAAAAGGAAGTTATGTAACATTTTACCAAGATGGCCCTAAATTACCAGTTAAAATTAATGTTCATGTTAAAAATTTAGCTCCAGGTAAACATGGTTTTCATGTTCATGAAAAAGGAAATTTGATGAAAAGCGACTGTTCGGAATGTGCAGGACATTGGAATCCCACCAATAAAAAACATGGTGGATTAAATGATATAAATAGTCATGCAGGAGATTTAGGAAATATTTTAGCTAATGAGATAGGTGAAGTAAATACACATATATCTACAGATAAACTTACTTTATTTGGGAAAAATTCTATATTAGGTAGATCAATTATAATCCATAATGATGAAGATGATTTAGGCAAAGGAAATCACGATGATTCGTTGACAACGGGACATGCAGGAAAAAGATTGGATTGTGCAATAATAGGGTATGCTTAATATAATATAGGTAATTTGTTAGGATATTTTTTTTTGTTAAATAATAATTTATAATTATAATAACTTCCAACAAGTAAAGTAGAGAGATAATAAGAAGAAAATATAATATTAAATTTATTTTTCATTTAAATATAATATTATTAATTTTAATCAAAACAAACACATTCTCCTCCAAATCCAGGAACAAATCTACCTAGTTTACCGTCTTCACATAAACAAGAAGATGGTCCATAAGCAGAAGTAGGAGTTTGAACGCAAAATTCTTTGGAAAAACCTTTAGCTCGACAACTATTAAATTTAGAAGATGAAAAGCCTTCTAGATTATTGGATTGAGAGAAAATACTAAACAATACAATGATAAATAAAAATAAAATACTCCAGTGAAAAGGTTTCATTATATTATATCTTTTTATTTTTTTTAGATCGTCTTTTATATTTTTTACCACCACTATATTCATAGACAGTAACCCTTTTAGGTTTAGTGCCTCTTGAAGAAGAACTTGCAGGATTGATAGGTTTATCAGGAGGAATAGAACTAGAAGGTGCAGTTTTTTTGGGAAGACTAGATAAACCAACTAATTCTCTGTATTCATTAATAATAGAATCCCTTTTTTGCATGCAATTTAATCTAGTAGATTCGGTAAAGGTTAAAGAATCTCCTTTATGTAAAATAAAAGAAATAGAAATATTGACAATAGGGGCTTTCTGTGAAGCAACAGGAGTTAAAGTATATTTATTATTCCATTGATAATTATTAATTAAAAAAGTTTGGGTTCCTAAGGTTAGTTTATCATTTTTTTTAAAAAATAAATCAAGTATAAATTTAATATTATTATATATAATACCTTTTGCTTGGGCTTCGCTAATTTTTAAGGGTTGATATAAATTTTTTTCTTTTAATCTTGTAATAAAATTATCAAATTGTATAGGAGAAAGAAATATTTTTTTTATATCATCTTCACCTAAATCTTTATCAAATAATCCTTTCCTAAGACGGATAGTGGGAATAAATAATAGATTGGGAAAAGAGGAATATAAAGTAGGATTACTCATAACAGGTTTATATCTTTCATTTTTCTTAATTACTCCTTTTAATGTAGAAGCATCAAAATTAACAACCAATATATTAGTACTCATCTTATAATACTCATATATAATTTATGAAAGACTATGATAATAATTTAAAAATTCAGAATTTCTCTCATTTTCTTTTTGTTTTCTAGCTTTTTCTAAGGTTTCAATGGCTTTATTGATTTCTGTATCACTTATTTTTCCATCTTGGTTAGTATCAACCTTTAAATATTTATATTTATCAGGTAATATACAATAATTACTTTTATGATTTAATAAGAATTCAGATAATACCATAAATGCAGCTGTTAAAACAATTGACACAATAATATCTCTTGTTCCCATCCAAGCCATTGTAAAAATTAATACTTCTCTGGCAATATTATATTTAATAAAGGATTCCATGGAGTCATTTAATTTAATTTCAACAAATCTAGAACCTATATTTAATAAGATCATCATTATACCAGTAAAATATTTACTATTATTCAATGTATTTAAAACTTCAAAAGGATTCATAATATATATTACTATTAGAAAATAGTAATATATAAAATATATTTTAAACTAAAAAGAAATAATCATAAATTAAAACAATCCTAATGCTCTTCCCATATCTTTTATATTTCTAATTTGAGGGCGAACTCTTTGTCTAAAATAGGTATTAAATCCTTCTTTCATAATAAATTCATTTTTAATTAATAAAACAATAAGGATGAAATATATCGCAAAGGCCATAATAAAAATTATTCTTGTTCCAAATTTATTAATTTTATCCATATAAATTATCCTTTTATTTTTTTTTAATAGCTTGTGTTCTGTCAATATTTACTGAATTAGAGTCCATTGCTCTTAAATTTTCTTCCGTAGTTATTTGTTCCTCACTGGATATAATTTCAAATTTGCAATCTTCATCACACGGGTTACAAATATCACCAGAAAATTTAATATTTGGGAAACTTTCTTTTACTTGTTGTGGTGTAACTTCTTTATTATCTTTCATTAATTTACCATTAACACAATTTTTAGTTTTAAAAGATTGGATAGGGGAATCTTTAGAAGAATCTTTTGTTTGTCCCTCCATTCCTTCAATAACATTATGACTAAGAGAAATAAAAATTAAAATGACAATAACACCAAATACGATATGGTAATGAACTGCAACAATAGCTAAAATTAAAAAAACTAATTTTGCTAAAAGACCATCAAATGTAAAATATTCCATCATCCTTATATACATAAAAATATATTATTTCCGAATGTTAATTTAAAATTTTATCTATAAAAAATATAGGTATGTCTTTAGCAATGTATGCATCAGAATTTAATAGTAATGAAAATAATCCAATTCAAAAAAAAAGAGAAAATATGAGAAATAAAACATTGAAAAGGAGAGAAAATAGTAAATCAAATCCCAAAATAGAAGCTATGGTAAGAAAAATCCATGATGATGAAAATGAGGATGATTTATCTGAATTTAGTCCTTTAGGTCCTCCTTCTTCTGCTGGAATGGAAAGGTTAGATGCCGAAGGAATGGAACAAGGTTTAGAAGAAAGATTAAATGCTCAACAAAATCCTCCTAATTCCTACGAATCTCAACAATCCAATCAAAATATCCAGGAATCATTTACACAATTACCTAGTGAGTATGCTAAGCAATATTATCAGCAATATGTTCCTTATTTTAACCAAATGTCGGATGATTTATCTCCAAATGGAGCAAATAAAGATGAATTATTAACTAAACTGAATCAAATTATCTATTTGTTAGAAGAACAACAAGATGAAAAAACGGGCCATGTAACAGAAGAATTAATATTATATTCATTTTTAGGAATATTTATTATTTTTATAGTAGATTCTTTTGCTAGAGTAGGAAAATATGTAAGATAATTCGTATAAGTATTTTAAAAAATTTATACAAATTAATTATAATGGAAAATATTTCAATGGAGACAAGTGAAAAACCTCAAGCACCTAATTTAAATGATGTTCATGTGACAAATGAAAATGAAGCTTTAAATATGATGGTTTCATTTTTACATATGGCCCAAAAAAGAGGAGCCTTTAACCTGCAAGAGTCAGCAAAGATTTGGGAATGTGTCCAAATTTTTATGAAAAAAGCATAAAAATATTAAAATAAATTTCATTTAATATTTTTAATTAGAACAACAAGTATATGTGACACCTACTATAGGATTTCCTGTACATCCACCTTCTTGGTAGCTACAAACTCCATCAGTAAAATAATAGTTTGTTGAACCTAATTGATCTTGACAATATTGACACATCCATGCACATCCTGTTCCAGGGCCAACTGAAAAACTTACACAGTTATTATTAGGAATAATCTCTCCACAAGTGTCTTTTTCAAGAGCCTTTGCTAAATAAAAGGAAGCAGCAACTAACAATGAGATCAAACGCATTATAATTGTTAAAAACAAATACATTTAAATTATTTTTGAATATTAATTAATCTCTCGAATTTCTCTCTAGTAAGTGAATTTATAATAGTGATTCTATAGAATGTAAAAGAATCGTTTGTAATGAAAAAGAAAATAATCTATACAACTCTTTGAAAATAGATCAATAGAGAGAAAATAGAGAGATTAATTAAAATTCAAAAATAAATAAACGCAACTTATTTAATTTCTTTAAATTAGTATTTAAATATTATTTCAAAGTAACTTAAAGAAATTATTCAGGTTTTTGGAAAACATATAAATATTGATATTCCATTTGAGCCATTAGAAGATCTACTTGAGCATAACTAATAAATCCTACTTCTTTTGCCATATTAATAACTGTTTGTCTTTGAGGAATCCACATTTTATG